GGCGGTGCTGGCGATTTGTTATACAATCCATCAACAGGCAGAATGTTAGAAATACAGGAAACTATATGAAAGACGATTTACTAGAAAAAGCATTGAAGTACGCAAAGCATGACGACTATGATGTTACTCGTAAAATCATCACTGATCTATGTAACGAAATAGAGCGATTGCGTGAACTTAATAAAGATGTCTTTAGCAGGATTCAGGACAATAAAGAAATCTTTAATCATGCTGAACGCTATCTTTGGCTACGCAACGCAGCATGGGATGTTCCTCCGGGGGCGTATGCACCGATTGTGGTGATATGCGATAACAAGATGGCAACATGGGAATGGCTCGACGGCACTGCTTTGGACCTGACAATTGATAAATGGCGTAACGATGTTACTCTTTAAATGGGTTGCTACTTGTCTTTGCTTAATCGGCATCGCATTAACCAGCTACAATATCTATCCGATGAACATTGTTCTTAGTGCGGTTGGTAGTGCGATGTGGGCTTGGGCAGGATGGAAGCAACGGGACAATCCGTTATTGATTGTTGAAGTAGTGGCAGTTTTCTTTTACATATCAGGAATGATTTCGTGGATGATGTAACACAGAGAGTATTTGATTTAGCAAGAGGATGTATTGACGAACTAGAGAAGCAAAAGCAGTACATTCAGTTATTAGAAGAGTATATTGAGGAGTTAGAAAGTGGTATGGAAGTGTCCGCCGTTAAACCTGTTCAATTGGAACAACCTTTGGAAATGGAGAGAGCAAATGACAACATGGACGACAGAAGACCGAGTGTTATGCGTCGAAGAAATGCAAAAGGAAATAAAAGAACTTCAGGATCAGCTAGTGATAGCGAACATGGAACTGACAATAGCGATGGCGGAAGTGGAAGCACTGAGACATCAGTTGATAACAGCAACGCAGGGTAAACATTAATGGCACATCCTGATCAACTATTTGGAGATACGACTTATGCTCAACATGGAGATGATATTATTATTCGGGCTATCTTTCACAGTCTCGGTATTGCTACTCCTTCATACTTGGATGTGGGAGCGCACCATCCGGAACGGATTAGTAATACTAAGCTGTTCTATGACAGCGGCAGTAGGGGTATTAATGTTGAGCCAAATCCTACTTTATATCAAGCATTCTTAGAGCAACGACCACAGGATATTAACCTTAATGTTGGTGTTGGTATTCAGTCAGAATTCCGTAAATTTTACATGATTGATAGCGAATCTGGACGAAATAGCTTCCTGAAAGAGGTGGCTGAGGGATTCGTGATAGATTATCCGCAGTTCTCCATTACCGAGGTCAAAGAACTACCAATCTTCACAGTTGACCAAATCCTCAAGCATAGATTGACACCTGACTTTCTGACAATCGATATTGAAGGAATGGACTATGAAGTACTGCGGAATATCAATTATTGCTTACATCCGTTTAAGGTAATCTGTGTGGAGTTACAGCCCTATAGCGAAGAAGATATTCGCACACTGATGCACAATGTCGGGTATTCTGCAATCATTAAATGTGGTTCTAATTTAATATTTGTTGACAAAACACTTGCACATAGAGTAAGATGATTCTATGCGATTATTACTTGACATCGAAACCACATTAGATCACAGCAAGATTTGGTGCGTTGTTACAAAGGATTTAGATACAAACGAGGTAAAGGTATGGAAAGAAGCAAAAGACTTATCGGAGTACATAAAGGCAGCGAGTTTGATAGTGGCTCACAATGGGATAGCATTCGACTTTCACTTACTGAAAAAGTTATGGAAATGTCAGATTACATTGAAGAGAGTCGAAGATACGTTAGTTCTAAGTCGCTTACTAAACCCAAGTCTAGAGGGTGGACACAGCCTAAACAACCTAGGGAAGTTGTTCGGAGTACAGAAGATTGAGTTTAATGATTTTAATCTAGAGACGCACACGCTAGATGAAATGATTGAGTATTGTGTGCAGGACGTAGAAGTGTTACACAAGGTTTATAATTATTTGAAGTATGAATTAAAACGGCAGGACTTTTCAATTAAATCACAGGAGCTAGAACATGAAGTACAAGCAATCATCGCCCAACAAGAAAGAAACGGTTTCAAGTTCAATGAACAATCTGCTATGCAATTATTGGCTGAATTTAAGACTAGGCTGGAAGCTATCACTGTTGAAATGCAAAGCATTTTTCCTCCCAAGATCACTACTTGTCGCACCCACAAAACCACCGGTAGACCCCTTTCCGACATCGTGGAAGACTTCAATCCCGGAAGTCGCAAGCAAATCGCAGAAAGGCTCATCGAGAAGGGTTGGAAGCCGTCCAAGTTCACAGAAAAAGGCAGCGTCATCGTCGACGAAACCACGCTCGAAGGTCTCGACTTCCCAGAAGCGAAAGCCATAGCAGAGTACTTGATGCTACAAAAGCGTATAGCGCAGATAGAGAGCTGGATTGAGGCAATACAGGCTGATGGTCGTGTGCATGGCAAAGTCATCACCAACGGGGCTGTGACAGGTCGTATGACACATCACAGTCCTAACATGGCTCAGGTGCCAAACTCTAGTGCAATATACGGATTAGAATGTCGTGATCTTTGGACAGTTGAGAAAGGATGTAAGTTAGTTGGTATCGATGCAAGCGGTTTAGAGTTGCGAATGCTGGCTCACTACATGAATGATGATGAATATACGAATGAAGTTGTTTCCGGCGACATACACACAGCCAATCAAAATGCAGCAGGATTGGAAACGAGGAATCAAGCTAAGACTTTTATCTATGCCTTCCTCTATGGCGCAGGACCTGCTAAGATCGGGTCGGTTGTTGGAGGCACGTCGAAAGAGGGACAAAAGCTCATTACTAATTTTCTACGCAACACACCGAAACTACAAAGGCTCAGAGAGCGTGTATCTGAAGCGTTTACTGCGAGGGGAGTCCTACTCGGTCTTGACGGACGCAAGCTACTCGTTCGCTCGGAGCATTCGGCGCTCAACACGCTATTGCAAGGCGCTGGTGCGATAGCCATGAAGCAAGCATTGGTATTATTACATAAAGACTTGACAAATCGTAAAATACCATTTAAATTAGTAGCTAATGTTCACGATGAGTGGCAAATTGAAGTGCCTGAGCAGTATGCAGAACAAGTTGGTAAAAGTGGGGTTACAGCAATTACCAAAGCTGGTGTAGAATTTAAGATGAACTGCCCTTTAACCGGCGAATATAAAATAGGCGATACATGGAAACAAACCCACTAGATCGTGAAGATAAAGAAATTGAAGGTCAGGTACTGATTGTGCTGTATACTGATCGCACCTTTTCTATCGGTACGTCTGTTGATTTAGACACAACCCTCCAATGCTTAGCAGCTGCGGTTGATGGTCTTGTCGAAGAAACAATGGATGGTATCGAGGAAATGAAGTCTTTCTCAGGAAAGATTCACTAGCAGTATCTTATTAACCGCAGTATAACAAAGGAGTTATCATGGCAAATATTGAAAAGCCAATTAAGATTGAAGCAGAAGTACAGTGGGCTTTCTTTACCACTAAGAATGAAATGTCAGGTAAGTATCAAGTAGACCTTACCAATCTCAGTAGCGGTGCTGTTGAAGCACTGCAGTCGGCAGGACTTGAGCCACGCCAGCGTGAAGACAAACCTGAGAAGGGTTGGTTTATTACTGCTAAGAGTAATTACGCTATTGAGCCAGTTGACAAAGGCGGTGAGAAGATTACCGAAGTTGTTGGTAATGGTTCTAAAGCAGTAGCAATCATTAAGCCGTATGAGTGGAGCTGGAAAAACAAGAAGGGCGTTTCTCCATCGTTAATGAAGATCACTATTACTGATTTAAAGGTTTACAGTAGTGATTCGGAAGAATTAGAAGACGACGAAATTCCACTATGAAAGCCCTCGTTGATGCCGACATTCTAGTATACCGATTCGGTTTTGCATCGGAAGGAGACCCAGCAGAGTTTGCGTTAGCTCGTCTATCCGAATTCTTGGACAATCTCAGCGTGAGTGACGGCATTGACGAAGTGTGGGGCTATTTAACAGGTCAGGGTAACTTCAGAAATGATATTGCTGTTACTGCTCCATACAAAGGCAATCGTATACTTGCAAAGCCGTATCATTATCAGTTGCTGCGTGAGTATATGGAAAGAGCTTGGGGATTTGAAGTCATAGAAGGAATGGAAGCGGATGATGCGATTGGTATTGAAGCCTATCGTAACGAACCAGATGAGACACTTATTGTCAGCATTGACAAAGACCTTAATATGATTCGTGGTCATCACTACAACTTTGTGAAGGAAGAAAGATATTACGTCACAGAGGAAGAGGCTATCCGTAACTTCTACCTTCAGATCCTAACAGGCGATAAGGTTGACAACATTATTGGACTATCCGGCATTGGTCCGGTGAAGTCCAAGAAGTTGTTGGTAGATTGTAATAATGAATTAGAGATGTACGAAGCTGTATTGAAAGCGTACGATGGCGACGAAGCCAGAGTGCTTGAAAATGCTCGTTTACTTTGGATACTTAGAGAGGAGAAGCAAGTATGGCAACCGCCAGTAAAGTGAAGTTACAGGATTGTCCGATTATTAAGATTACATGGATTGATGCACAAGCAGATGCGGGATGGGATGAACCAAAGGTTGACATTGCACAATGTGTAACTGTTGGCTTTCTTGTCGGTGAAACAGATGATGCTATCTGTGTCGCAGGAACTGTGTCAGATCACGAATGCAACAATCGTATTAGTATTCCGAAGTCGTGGATATTAACGCAACAGCTAGAGGAAACAAAAGATGAAGCCGCAGTCAGCAAAGGCAAAGGGAAGAAACCTGCAAAAGTGGGTAGTGGAACAGCTACAAAAAAGGTTTCCACAGCTACGCCAAGGAGACCTCGTAAGCACGTCAATGGGAGCCGGAGGGGAAGATGTCAAGCTAAGTCCAGCGGCAAGAGACGCAATACCGTATCAGTTTGAATGTAAGAGTCTCGCTAAGGTAGCAGTGTATAATTACTATGAACAAGCAAAGACACATGGCAACCATGAACCAGTTGCTGTTGTCAAGCAAAACGGTAAGAAGCCTTTAGTTGTTTTAGATGCAGAAAAGTTTTTTGATTTGATAGCGAGGAAAGAATGAAAGCGTTCCCACATGACATACATCAAATTCATCCTTATGAGTCAGGAATGGATTTGCGAGATTACTTCGCAGCTAAAGCTATGCAAAGTTTTATTCATTCTTTTTCGTATAGAAAAGAGGATGAAAATTCAGTAGTTGTTCCTGATAATATTTGTAATCATGCATATGTGATAGCTGATTTAATGTTGAAAGCGAGGGAAGTAAAATGAAGGTGCTGGAAATGAAGGAGCGTAAAGACGGCGGTGCTGATCTTCAGCTGGACATGACTGAAGAAGAGCGTTGCTTCTTTATTGAGTTTGGTTTTAATGCAATGTTGCGTAATTCAATTGATAAGTTTGAAGAGCAGTTTAAACCTAAGAAAGGAAATAAAAATGTTACACGTAAAAATTGAGATTATGGATAATGAAGATTGCATCACCCGTACTCGTAACTTTGACGAATCTCCTCAGTGGATGGAGATTATGTTAATGTGTGCGGATGTTGTCTCTTCACAGTACGGATACAACATTGTGGATCGTGTTAAGTTCATTGGCGACAATACAACCTTTTATGATCGTGCTGACACACACATGATATCTAAAGAGGCTTGGGCGGAGTTCTTGCAGCAAGACTTTCTGGAGCCTGAGTTTGATTTTAATAAGCAGGATGAGGAAAACTCATGGTCATGAAAACTATGAAAATTGTAGATTGGCAAGTCATTGGCGACAATACGAACTTTACTGTTCTAGGTCGAGATGACAAAAACAATATCTACTACTGGAAAGATCACAAATGGAATCTACTATGAAAATTCTCTTGCTTGATATTGAGTCTAGTCCTAACACAGCCCATGTCTGGGGTCTGTGGCAGCAAAACGTCAGCATCAATCAACTAATGGAATCTTCTTATGTCTTGTGCTATGCAGCAAAGTGGCTCGGTGATAAAGAAGTTGTATTTGATTCTGTTCATCAATCTAAACCTAAAACAATGTTAAAAGGCATTCATGGTCTTCTCAATGATGCAGATGCTGTGGTTCATTACAATGGTACTAAGTTTGATATTCCTACTCTTAACAAAGAATTCTTACTACATACTTTTAATCCACCATCGCCTTATAAACAAATTGACCTATTGCGTGTTGTTCGTAGCAACTTTAGGTTTCCTAGTAACAAGCTGGACTATGTAGCACAGCGTTTAGGATTAGGAAAGAAACACGAACACGAAGGACATGAGCTTTGGGTTAAATGTATGAATGGAGATAAAGATGCGTGGAAGCGTATGGAGCAATATAATATACAAGATGTCGTTTTACTTGAGTCGTTGTATAACTCTTTGCGTCCTTGGATCCGCAATCATCCTAATCACAATCTCTTTGCTGATGATCATGTTTGCCCTAATTGTGCTTCGACTCGCTTGCAGAAACGAGGCACTTCGATCTCTAGTACCGGAACCTATCAACGCTATCAGTGCCTTGCTTGTGGAACTTGGTCGCAGTCTACAAAATCAGTCAAATCGTCCGTGGAGATAAAGCAATGCAATTAAAAGAGTATATAGACCGCATAAACGAGTCTGTAAGCCCCGATCATAAGCAGGTTGGGGGTAGCCATTACCAAGTCGCTGAAATCCAGCCTTGGGACGTTATGCTGGCTTATGGGCTAGATCCTTGGAGTGCTAATGTTATTAAGTACTTACTTCGCTTTCCATACAAGAATGGCGTGGAAGACCTTGAAAAGGCTAAACATTACATAGAATTTCTTATTGCGAACTACGAAAGTATTGACAAAAAGTACTATTCATGATACACTTAAACAAGAATCGCCGTATTAATTTCTACGGCATCAAAGACCAACAAGCCGCCAATCCTGCTTATCAGCATGGGATGAAGCTGATAAAACAGGGCGATTGGGAATACGGCTTTTATTTACATGAGTTGCGTTCTTTACCAGATTTAAGAATCAAACAAGGAGTCAAAACAGACTTTGCTAGAACCCCTGTTTGGGTTCCCGGAAATTGGTGTAAAGGTAAGAATGCTATCGTGTGGTCTGAAGCAGGATGGGGCGACATTATTCAATTCAGTCGTTTCATTCCTCTGCTAAAACAAGCTGGAATACAATCAGTGAAGTTGTTATTCCCTGATCCTGTAGTTCGGCTATTAAAAAGACTACCTAATCATAACGGTTTATACACCGCAGGGGAATCTTTTCCCAACGCAGTGAAGATTAAGGTAATGTCGTTGCCGTACTTCTTGATGGAACACAATGTAATACCTGCTGAACCAGTACAGAAGATATACGGTAGTGAAGGTATGTTTCGTAATCCTGAAATTGTTAAGCCAGTACGACAAAAACCTGTATTAGGTTATTGCTATACAACCTTAAACAATAGCTGGAATATGAAAGCTAAGCAGATGCCTAAAGAGCTTATGCTAAACTTCATTAAGCAGCACCCAGAGTTTGATTGGGTATCGTTACAGCAAGATGATGGCTTTATTACATCAAAGCATTGGAGCGATACTGCTGATCAAATTCAAACACTCGATGGAGTTATCTCAGTGGACTCAGCAATAGCTCACTGTGCTGGCTCTGTCGGTGTCCCTGTAGCAAACCTAATAGGACAAGAAGGTTCAGCGTGCTGGAGGTGGTTCCCAAAAGGAGACACAACATACTGGTACGACAGCATGAAGACTATTTGGTATGATACTTGGACGGAAGGACTTGAGAAAGCCCTAACGCATTTTCAACAACCAACGAAAGTAAAGAAAGATGGCATTAACAATACACGATCTAAAAGACAGACTAAAGCAAATAAATGAGATTGATTTGTTAGAGCTTCTGGAGATATCATCGGAGGATCTCGTTGAGAGATTTATTGATTTAATTGAAGACAACTTTGACAAACTTGAGAAAGAAGTAGAATGACCTATAACACACCATTTAGCACAGTCGGCTATATTACATACAAAAGAACCTACGCAAGGAGATTAAATGAAACAGATCCAAAATCAAAAACAGAAGAGTTTACCGACACCGTTGAACGGGTTATTAAAGCTGCTAACGATCAGCTAAGCTGTGGCTTTGACGCTGACGAGCAAGAGCGTCTACGGAAGTACTTGTTGGAATTGAAAGGCACTGTTGCTGGACGCTTCCTATGGCAAATGGGGACAGAGACAGTTGATCGCTTAGGATTAGCGAGTTTACAGAACTGTGCATTTACCGTTATTGATCAACCCGTCCGTCCTTTCACATGGGCGATGGACTTGCTAATGCTTGGCTCAGGTGTTGGCTACAACATTCAGAGGCAATATGTTGATAAACTTCCTCCGGTCAACGCTAACTTTAGCGCTCCTACTCGTGTTACTACCGCTGACGCTGATTTTATCGTGCCTGATTCCCGTGAAGGATGGGTCAAGCTATTGGGTAAGACGCTCAAAGCGGCGTTCTTAGCCGACACCAATCCTACATTCACTTATAGCACTATCCTTGTTCGTGGTCGTGGAGCACCTATTAAGGGCTTTGGCGGTACTGCTTCAGGTCCAGAGGACTTATGTGATGGTATCGTTAAGATTAGTAACATCCTTGAGAAGCGTAAAGGTAAGAAGTTACGTCCAATTGATTGCCTTGACATCATGAACATTATCGGTGCTATTGTTGTTGCTGGTAATGTACGACGTTCTGCACAGATTGCTATAGGAGACCCTGACGATGTTGAGTATCTACTTGCTAAGCGCTGGGACATGGGGAATATTCCTTCTTGGAGAGCTATGTCTAATAATTCTGTTGTTTGCAGCGATATTAAAGACTTACACGAATACTTCTGGGACGGATACGAAGGTAAAGGAGAACCCTACGGTCTTATCAACCTTAAACTCTCACGTAAGATTGGTCGTCTTGGTGAGACTGATTATCCTGATCCTGATGTTATGGGTTATAATCCATGCGCTGAACAGTCTTTGGCTGCTTATGAAACTTGTTGTTTAGCAGAAGTATACTTGCCTAACATCGAAAGCAAAGAACAGCTATTAGATGTTTGCCAGTTGCTGTACCGCATCAACAAGCACAGCCTTGCACTGCCTTGCCATCTGAAAGAAACAGAAGACATCGTGCATAAGAATATGAGAATGGGTATTGGTGTTACAGGTGTGTTGCAAGCTACAGAAGAGCAACGTAGCTGGTTAAATGATACCTATCGCCGACTTCGTGAGTTTGACTTTAAGTACAGTCATGCACATAACTTCCCTGAGTCTGTGAAGCTCACCACTGTAAAACCAAGTGGGACTTTGTCGTTGCTTCCGGGTGTTACTTCAGGATGTCATCCAGCATATTCTCGTCACATGATTCGTCGTATTCGTATCGCTGCAGATCATGCGTTGGTGCAAGTATGTCGTGAGCATGGCTATCCAGTAGAGTATCAGCGTAACTTCGATGGTTCTGAGGATCACAGCACAATGGTTGTATCATTCCCATTTTGTTATCCTGAAGGTACAAAGATTGCTGCTGAGATGACCGCTATCGATCAATTGGAAGTAGTGAAGTGGCTACAGGCTAACTGGTCAGACAATAGCGTATCCTGCACTGTATACTATCGTAAGGAAGAATTGCCTGAGATTCAGAAGTATCTAGCAAAGAACTACAAGAATAATCACAAGTCCTTGTCATTCTTATTACATAACGAACACGGGTTCCACCAAGCGCCTTTGGAGGAGATTACTAAAGAAGCGTATGATGCTTTGGTAGCTTCGACACAACTGATTACTCATGTTGATGAAGCTAGTTTTGATGGTGGCGACGAGTGTGCCAGCGGAGCTTGCCCAGTAAAATGATAATTAACCTACACTTTATTACTGGGTTCTGTATTGGGTTTGAGTATGTTCCTAGTTTCGATGACGAGTCTCATTTTGTCATTGATCTAGGGATTATTAGAATACTATTCAGTACTCCTCACGACGACTAAACAGCCCCGCTTCGGCGGGGTTTTTTAAATTTCCCAATCGGGAATATTTGCTTAAAAAGTATGCAGATTTAAGAAAAAGTTACCGATAGGGCAATTTTGTTACAAATTGTAGGTAGATATTAATAAGTACCGACATTATGTTACACAAAATTCCTAGTACCAGCCTTATCAATAATTAAGGCTTGTCTACGAGGCTTGTCAGAAACACCGTTAGGAACGCTTATATGCGTCCAAGAGCCGAATTCTTCAATGATTTGGTCAAATGGTATGTCCGAAGCCAAACACGCCTCTACGACCTGTTTAGGGGTCATTCCGGGGACTCTGATATCAGCAGCACAACCTATCCTATGTTGGCTAGTGTCCTTGCTACCGACAGAGTCATTGACTGGTTTAGAGCGAAAGCCTGAATTAATCATGATAGGCTTACCTAGTAAAGACCTAACTTGCTCAAGCAAGGCTGCCAATCGAGTTAGATTAGCAACCTCTGTAGCGTTAGGAGTATTATTTAGGTTCTTACGCTCTGCTACTTCAGAGTGCGTAAGTTCTTCTAAAGTAAAGTTATTGCTTAGGTTCATCTTTCTTTGCTTTCATCTCAATAATCTTCTCTGCAGTTCTTCCGCCAAAGTAGGCTAAGAATACAATCTGTCCCCATTGACCTAACAATTGGACATAGTTCTGATTAGCATCGTATCCAAAGGCAGACATCATAGCGAATAAGAAGTAAGCACCAAAAATAGCAATTAAAGCTAACGGTCTAATATTCTTAGACAACCAGCTATCACTAGCCATATCCGCTTCCCAGCGTTTAGTAATCTCTTGAGCTTCAGCGATGTCTGCTTGTATCTTAGCAAGCTCGCCTTCTTGTTGTAACTTTAATAACTCTACCTGTGCCTTTGCCTTAGCTTCAGGATCAGGAATTAGTTTGTCAATTAGTTTAGCACCGACATCTAGAATAGCAGTTAATGGAAACATTATTTACCCTTTATGACCCCAAGTAAGATAGTAAGCAATGACCGCAGCCAATGCATAGCACATGAACATTGCTCGACGAACCTTTGCCAAATCTTGTTTAAACTCTCTAGTAAGTTCATTGTCCTGTTTCTCTATCTTTTGTTTAATTGATTCGATCTCATTCCAGCGTTTAGATCCGTGTTTCTGAATAAAATCAGCCTTGACTTTAGCTTCTTCAATTCGGATGGATTCTTGGCGTTGCCATTCCATCATTGCTCGTTTGAAATACTGCTCTTTAAAAACCTGTGCTTCTCTGATCTGTCTTTTACGCTCTAGGTCCTTCTGCTGTGCTACTGCTGCTGCGTCCTTCTGTACATCGGTAATGCTTTTAGTGATGGACTTACTAGCCTCTCGACTAGCATCCATACTACCGGTTACGGATTTTGCTCCTTCGATAAAACCAAATTGGTCGGACATAACTCATATTCTTAATTATTGTTGATTTAAATATGTTATTCAACTTCTGCTTGCTGTCCACGCAGATTAGACAAACCAACTCCAAATAATCCGGGATTCTGCTTTAATGCGTCTTGAACTGCTAAACGCAATTTACCCGGTTCTTTCATTAATGCTTGAGCTGCTTTATAACTCATGCCTGAAGCTGTAAGGATCGGAACAGCAATCGCTGGTGAGAAGAAACCTAAAGCGCCTAAACCAGCTAATTTACCCGCAATCATGACATTACGGAACTTAGTAGCCTCATCGGTGGTATCACCAACAACATTCAATGCACGAGTAGCGGTCTGCTGTAACGGAGCAGTTCCCATTGCAGCCTCAATATCGCCACCTTGTTTAGCAGCAACCCTAGCTAATTCAGCAGGACTAAATGTGCCTTGAGCGCCAGAGATTTCAGCAACATTCTTGTTTACTGCTTCCATGACACGAGAACGCTGCATATAAGCTAGGTTAGCTTTAGCGATACTGCCGTCTTTGTCGTTACGAATGATTAGATTCTTGATTGCCTTGTAAGCATCATCGTAGCCTTGACGAAGAATCTCTGCGGTTGTATCTGTGGCTTTAATCGAATCAATCTTTGTTCTAAAAATTTCTTCCATGCGTTTTAAGTCTGTAGCAGAAAATTCACCATCTTTTATTCTTCCTGCAATATTAGCTTTTAAGAAGTTCTGAAATGATTTAACTTGTTTAGGGTCTCCTAGTTCATTACGCAAAGTAGTTTGAACTTCACCTAAACTCTTTGTAAACTGTTCGTCAGGAGCAACTTGTCCGATTTTCTTTAACGCATCGTCATAGTATTTAGTTAATGTATTCTGTAAATAACCAAAGATTTGTTGACCGTTAGTTAGATTTGAAGGTAGTTTATCATCAACGATAGCTAGAATGTCATTACCTACTGCTTTACTAAAACCAAGATTAATCTTATCTTTGTCTACCCGCATTGTAGGAATATCTAACTTCTCAATCTGACGGAACAACGCACCACCTACTCCTTCATAGGCTTGTCCGGGAGTAACAGGAACACCTGATTCTAGTAGTTCACGAGTGCCGGCTTTTAGTGTCGGTGTTAATGCACTTGCTAAAGCAGAAGCACCTCGACCAATAATAGCACCTAGTCCTAGTTGCTCTACTTTACCAGCTAGTATCTGTTCTGTTGTAAGGTTCTCACCAATAACAGGTTGTGTAGCAGCTCCAATAGCTCCGCCTAATGCTCCTCGTGCAGCAACTGATCCAGCAGCGCCTCCGACAGGGATTAAACGATTTACAGGATTGACAATAGAACCAATTAGTTCTGGAACATCAAATCCTTCTCCACCGAGATTTGTACGAGCTTCTTGATAGCGTCTTTGAATATCCTCAACCGCAGGTCTTGCTGCTGGAATTAACTGAGCCGCAGCCAGTGCTGGATTGATAATACCTTTACCGACTCCAAGAGTAGTACGTCCTATTAACTTTTCTGTTTCACTAGGATCAGCTCCGCTAAAACCAACATCCTCTGGCGTAGCTGGAGCCATTTGCTCTGCAGTATATTCTACAGGAGCAGCTCTGAGAGGAGCAGTTGCTGATGTTCGCATATTTGACGCAATTGCTGCTAATCGACGAGCGTCTTGAACATTTCCTGCAGCATCGGCAGCCCGAAGAGCTGTTAATACTTGTTCGTATGTAGCCATGTTATCCTTACTTAGCTGTTGGTTGTAAGTATCTGTTTATCAATGCATCGTCTTCTGATGACATCGTGCCAGCAGCGCCTTGTTTCTTTTCCGTTCTTGGACGAACAGCAGGTCCGGGATCTTCTCCTTTAACCGCTTTAGACCAACGACCATAATAGAACTTAATGTCTTCTAAGTTACGACGCAATGTATCAGGAGATTGACCACGATCAAGAGAAGCGATAGATGCTTGTAATGCTTCCAATTCCTTAACAGCAACTTGACCTAACGCACCACCAGTCTTAGACGCATCACGCATCTGTTGTAAACGATCAAAACCTAAGTTTGCCTTAATTGTTTTAAGAGCTTCTTCTAAGTTACGACCATCTGTTCCGGGAATGTTTAATGCACCAGCAACACCTGCGGTTGTAATGCCGACTAATGGAATGGCTTCATCTACGGTGTTAATAATCCGATCCGCAGAAGCAGTAGCAGCAGCTACTTTACCTTTTTCTCCTTCAGCTTTCTCGTAGTTCTTTAAATCTAATAATGTTTGTTTTTGCTCTAATGCAGCTTTCTTGGCAGAAGAAGCCTCTAATGCACGAATTACAACATTAGGATCACCGTATTTACGGAATACAGTTAAAATCTGCTCATCGGTTGCTGTTGCTGGTAAAGCATTTAACTCAGCACGTAGTTTGTCATCTTGCACAATCTTACGCTCAGCGGTTTTCATGTCTAGTTCAGTTTTACCAATATCTAATCGAGTCTTTTCTGCAGTTAAAGATTGTTGTTGACGACGAGCAGCCTCTGCAGCAGCCTGTGTAGCCACACGAGGATCAATCTTAGCAGCAGCACTGGCGTATTGTTGTAGACCTTCAGGACTGGTTAAATCAAACTGTCCTGCTAATTGACGCAGTGCGGTAGCACGATTAAGTTGC